CCGGACGGCAAAAACGTGGGGCTGGACTCCGACAAAGCCGGTGGTAAGAGCGGCGACATTGACGTACTGCGCCTGTCGCAGGACAAATTCGCCAAGTTGGACGAGGAAACCAAGGCTAGATTGCGCGGCGACATCATCTGATATAGGATCAGCGGGCCACGAAGGGCCCAAAACCGCCCTTCGTGGCCCTTTTCATGGAGAAAAGCATGCAGATCGCCGCGAAAGAGATCGACCTCGAATCGGCCCTTCGCGCTTACTTCCGTACCGACCCTGAAAAGCCGGTGGATGTGGCTATGCGGATCAACGACGAAGGCCGCATCGTGGCTAAAATCGGTTCTGGCACCGATGCCCCCGAGTACATTGTGTTCGGGAACAACGTTTGCCAGTATCCACCCCCCAAACCCCCGACCCAACGTGCTGTTGTGCAGGGTTTCGACTCACACAAAGGCATGGGAGAACGCCGATGACTACTCCAACCGAATTTGTCCTTTGGCTCAACGGTGCCGTTGATGTCATGGGTGATTCCCCCACACCAGAGCAGTGGGGGACCATCAAAGAAAAGTTGAGTGAGTCCCTTGGCTTTATTGCAGCCAAGAAGCTGCTGGAGCATGCTGAAGATAAGCTCCAGCCCGCCCGTGACCCCATGAGTATGTATCACGGTCAACCGTTCTTGGGTGTCTATAACCCACCGATCCCTACGCTGGCAACCGGGCCTGAGTATCAGGTAAGCGTGACGGCCCAGTGTGTAGCAAAGGAGGTAAAGTGAACTCAAACGACTTGATGTACTACCTGAAAGGCTTCGTTGACTTGACAAACGAGCCTCCTTCGCGCGACCAGTGGGGGATCATCCGTGCGAAGGTGAAGGAAGCTTTCCCCGTCGAGACGTTCGTGGTTGATGCGCCTCCTATGCACAACCCGATCCGCGCGGATCGATCGGTTTTCGCACCAACGAGCGGCGACTGTGGTTGCGGCGGCGCAACATCTGCGAGATAATCCGTTCCCGAAGGCAGTTGAGGTTTGCAAGCGGCGCAACCTCAACAGTTTGGGAGGACAGTTGCTGTCCTCCCATTTTTTCGTCTATACTCCGCGAAACTTCGGTAGCAGACCCGACAGCTCTGCGGAGTCCCGACCTCCTTAAAAGTCGACCTGCGCTGGCCCAGAGCGTGATCTGAGAGCATCAACGGTTTGACTTTTCCATTTTTGTCTTAAGGAGGCACAAGATGCTTACCAATTTCGCTCTGCTCACCAACGAGCAGAAAACCGTCTGGTCGATGGACACGTGGCGTATGGCCCGGAACTATTCCTTCGTGAACAAGTTCCTCGGCAGCGACTCGAACTCCATGATTCAGCACATCACCGAGTTGAAGAAGTCCGAAAAGGGCGCCCGCGCAGTCATCACGTTGCTGGCTGACCTCGAAGGCGACGGCGTCGCGGGTGACCGTACGCTGGAAGGCAACGAAGAGGCGATGAAGTCGTACGATCAGGTGATCCGTATCGACCAACTGCGCCACGCCAACCGTCACGAAGGTCGCATGGCCGACCAGAAATCGGTCATTGACTTCCGCAGCAACAGCCGCGACGTGCTGGCCTACTGGCTGGCTGAGCGTATCGACCAGCTGGCGTTCCTGACCATGTCTGGCGTGAGCTACGCGATGCGCAACAACGGCGCACCGCGCGTGGGTTCGGACCTTCCGTTCCTCGAGTTCGCTGCTGACGTGTCGGCTCCGACCAACCTGCGCAAGCTGCGCTGGAACGGCGCCAGCAAGACGTTGGAAGTCAACGGCGCCACCAGCTCGATCACGACTGCTGACACCCCCATGTGGGAGCTGTTCGTGCAGCTGAAGGCCTATGCCAAGGACCAGTACATGCGCGGCATCAAGGGCGAGGGCGGCGACGAGGTGTTCCACGCCTTCCTGACCCCGCAGGCGATGGCCAAGCTGAAGCTGGACCCCACCTACATGCAGAACCTGCGTGGCGCGATGCAGCGCTCGAGCAGCAACCCGTTGTTCACTGGCGGCGATGCTGTCATGATCGACGGCATTGTGTTCCACGAGTACCGCAACGTGTACAACACTGCGGGCGCTGCTCCCGGGTCGAAGTGGGGCGCGTCCGGCACCGTCGACGGCTGCCAGATCCTGTTCTGCGGCGCTCAAGCGCTGGCGATGGCCGACATCGGCAACCCCGAATGGGTCGAAAAGGGCTTCGACTACGAGAACCAGCAGGGCATTTCGATTGGGAAGATCCTCGGCTTCCTGAAGCCGAAGTTCAACTCGATCTATGCCGGCAACACCACGCAGGACTTCGGCGTGATCTCGGTGTACGCGGCCCAGTAATCGGAACCATCCGCAACTCGCAACTTTTTAAGGAGAAATTCCATGGCTCACAAACTTGCGGCTCGCGGTGGTCAGTACCCGATCACTGCCGAGTTCACCTTCGATGTGGCGAACGACACCATGAAGAACACGTCCGGTGTGGAGGACAACTTCAAGGTTGTCGGCAGCCACGTGTTCGACGTGATCCTTCTGCCCACCGGCGCTACCGTGATCGGCGGTGAAGTGGTCACCGAGACGGCTGTGAGCGGTTCTACCGCGTACGACGTCTCGGTTGGCGACAGCGGCAACGCGACGCGCTACCTCGATACGACCGACAAAACCGCTGCCGGTCGCACTGCCCTCACCCTCACCGGCTACGTCGGCAGCGGAGAGTCGATTCGTTTGACTGTGGCCCCCACCGGGTCCGACGCGACGGCTGGCAAGCTCACCTTGCGCGTGAGCTACGTCATCCGTAACCGCATGAACGAGTCCCAAACCCACTAACGGGGTTCGGTAGGCGGGGGCTTCGGCCCCCGCTTCTCTATCACCGCTGAAGGAGAACCATCATGGCCGGAGCCAAAAGAAAGACCCTGCTTGTTCTGAATCGCAACTACGTCCTGACCACGACCAAAGGCCACTCCGTGTCCTTTGAGAAGGGTAAACCCACCCATGTGCCGCCCGCCATCTACCAAGAGGCGTTGGCCATCGGTGCCCTCCCGCCTGACGGCGAAGAGCCGCAGATCGAGGACGTGGTCAAACTCGACAACGCCCCGAGCGACCCCGCCGAGCGCGCGCCGCTGATCCTCGCTGCCATCGAAAAGCTGGTTGCCGAGAACGCACGCGAGAATTTCACTGCTGCTGGTAGCCCCGCTGTGGGCGCTGTGTCTGAAGTCGTCGGCTTCAAGGTGCAGGCGAAGGAAGTCGCAACCGTGTGGCAGCAGTACCACGACAAAATGGCCGCTGAAAAGCTCGCCAGCTAATCGAGGTCCGAGATGACCCCCGCCCAGCTCAAGGACCTCTTCCGCAGCGACGTTCGCGACGAAGCCTCCCCGCCCCTTTGGACGGACACGGAGATCTTCGTCTACATGGACGACGCTCAGAAGATGTTCTGTCGTCAAGGTGGGGGTATTGCAGATTCCACGAGCCCGATCTGCACGTTGCATGTCACTGCAGGGGACACGTATCTCACCTACGACCCCCGCATCCTCAAACTCCGTGACTTGCGCCGTATGTCTGACGGCCGCAACGTCGACATCCTGAATTTCGAGGACCTCGGCCACCCCGGGTGGACACAGGACGATTACGGTCGATCCATGTCCTTCGGCGCGGGAGGTATCAAGTTTACCGACCGCCCCGCGCCGGTCACAGCCGTGATCGTCGGCATGGATGCGAACAAGCTGCGCCTGCTCGCGCCGGCTGTGGCGGACGATACGCTCCAAGCGATCGTTTACCGCATGCCCCTCGAAGACATTACCGCTTCTTCAACCGCCTTTGAGATCGATGCTCAGCACCACCGGCATCTGCTGGACTGGATGAAGCATCTGGCGCACGAGAAGCAAGACGCGGAGACCTACGACCGTGGCCGTTCTACGGAATTTCATGACAAGTTTATGGCGTACTGCGATCAGGCGAAGGCCGAACGTGAGCGCCGAGAGCACAAGTACCGCACCGTCGCCTACGGCGGCATCTAAGGGGGCTAAGATGGATACATTCGACTTGGCATGGGGGCAGAAGGTCAGCCCTACGTTTCGCGCCAAGGTGCTCGAAATCTGCCGCAACTTCGGTTGGACCAACGACCACGCATCATGGCTCATGAGCTGCATGGCTTTCGAATCCGGCGAGACCTTCAGTCCGAGGGTGAGGAATGCGGCGGGCAGCGGTGCCGTCGGTCTTATCCAGTTCATGCCTGACACTGCGCAGGACATGGATACCAGTACCGATGAGCTCGCGGAGATGAGCTCTGTTCAGCAGCTGGATTATGTACAGCGCTATTTCAGGCCGTACGCTGCCCGCATTGAGTCCTTGTCTGACATGTACATGGCCATCCTGTTGCCGAAGTATGTCGGACAGCCGGATGATGCGGTTCTCTTCTCGAATGGCGTCGCATACCGCCAGAACGCCGTTTTGGACGCCGACAGCGACGGTAAGGTGACCAAAGCCGAAGCGGCTGGTAAAGTCGCTGATAAGTTCATCAAGGGGCTGGCTTTCTCTACTGAGGAGCCTAGCGTCTGATTTTCTGGCGAGGCAGGGCCCTCGCACATGTTTAGGGAGGGCTCTGTAGTGGATGATTTGACTTCTTTGTGGGCGCGCTGGTGGGCTAAAGCGATCCTGTATGCCGCACTTGCCGCGTTCGGTGGATTTTTGGGGCATGTGATGCGCGCTTTGGATGAGTCAGCTAATGTCAGCTACGGTCGTGCGTGTGTCGAGGGTCTTGCGGCCGGTTTCGTTGGTCTGCTCGTGATGCTGATGTGCAACGCCACCAATTTTTCCGACCAGTGGACTGGTGTCATTGTCGGCGTATCGGGGTGGCTGGGCGCAAACGCCTCGATCCGCATGTTGGAGAAGCTTGTGTTCAAGAAACTCGGGATCTCGAATGCTCTGCAGGCACCTGCACCCCTCGACGAGAGTCG